GATAAGATAGATGATTAATGATTTACCTGAAGCCGTAGGAGATAATAACAATGCTCTGCGCTTACGCATGGCATGAATATAACCTTCTATTTGATGTTCTCTTACCTCAATTGGTTCACCACGAGCATGGATTTTTAAATCGTCTATGAATTTTTTGGCATGGTACAAAGGATAATCATCATCAACAAAGTTATGAGTAAATGTATAATCACGCTCTTGGCAAAACTCCTCTACATTATCAATAAGACCCATGTATATTTGAGAGCTTCTAGAATCAAAAAGTCTTATCTTTCCATCCCATATTTTATTACGATAGGCTGGAACAAAAGTATAACCAGGAACAAAGAATGTAAAGTATTCTGATATTTCCTTAGCAATGTGTTTTTCACATTCTATTCTGGCATATACCTCATTTACTTTGGAGATGGTTAAGTGTTCTTTATTGTCCACCAATAAACTTTTCCCATGATATAAAATCACGCAGTTGCCAGGTTCTTTGTTTCAATTCATTCATAATAGATTCAATTACAGATACCGTTTCTTCATGGTACACTTTCTTCTCAAGCAGTTTGATTAGGTCTCCGTCTGCTTCTAGATAGGTGGTGATGTCCGATTTGAGTGTAAACTGAAATGGAGTCCATCCATATTCATCTAGTTCTTCTTTGGACATTTTACCTGTATAATATTCCCATTTAATCTTCCGCATACGGAGATAATCAAAGTGTGCCTTCTTTGAGGCTATTTTATGCTTGGTGAGTATACTGAGGTATTTGTTGTGTAGTTTAGGTATCTTCAGCAGTTCTTTGCCAGGTTCTGTCTGGTCCATGTCTGCATCTGTTTCCCAATACTTTAATACTTGTTCTAGATTTTCCATAATATTTTCAAATAATTAACATCAAATTTACATTGTAACACAACTCATGTTAAGGTGTCAAGCTGCTGTGAATTCAAAGTAATCGTAGTTAAAAGTGGCACTAGCCGTAAGGATGTCATTGGCGTCTGCTTTGGTATCAAATTGAATATCTGATAATGATAAAGGGAAAGCATTATAATAGGTAACTCTCATCAAAGGATTATTTAAAGCCGATAATATTGTTAATGTGGCATTAGAATAACTTTTAGGACTTGTTGTTCTTTTACTTTGTAAATCAGATAATCTATTTCTATCTTCAAATCCTGTTGGTGCTGCCATTGACCTGAACCAATCATATATTTCTTTCCAACCAACTAAACCTTCGTCTATTGTAAAAGATACGCTAAGATTACTATAAGTTAGTTTATTGCCAGGTGCATATATGTCCAACATTGGAGTATTAATGGTAGCTTGTCCCATTGAAACTCCAGGTAGATTTACTTCTTGGCAAAAATACTGAACAGTAGGCATCCTATCAAAGCTTAAAATAAACTTTGAAGGTTGTAAGTAATTTGTATTCTGAGGAGCTCTAGTGAGTACTGTCATTTATAAACTTTTTAAGGTCAACCATCTTTTCTTTTTCAATCATAGTAATTATATTACTTGTCAAATCAATTTCTTTTTGAATAAAAAACATCTTTAACTTGAGTTCTTCCAGTTGCTGGTTATAGTACTCAAGCTCTTTTCTTTTTCTGGATCGTAAATCCAAAATCTCATCCAGAAGAATTATATTTTTACTTTCTTCCATACTAGTATTTAGGCCATAAAAAAAGAGACCTCCGAAGAGGTCTCTCTAAAGTATCACTCTATGGTGATTTGATTACATCAAGTTCTTAACGCCAAACAAACGATAGTAAACGTTGGTACGTGCATCTAATGTGCCTGTACCAGCAGTTAAACCTTTTGCAAATGGGTTAGCGACCATACCGTAACGAGTCTTGAATCCAATTTTTGGTTGGAATGTGAACTGGTCAACAGCACGAACCATTTGGAGAGGAACGTATGGGCAATAGAAAATACCAGCATCATATGGTGAAGAACCTTTGTAACCGATAGTTACGAGTTCTTGGTTAGAAGTATAACCACCAAAATATGGGTCGATATAAACTTTGATTCGGCCATGTAACAAACCAGCAAATGTGTTACCTGTATCATCTACCTGTAAGTCAGACTGTAGAGCAGGTGTATAAGACAATACACCAGCCATTGCCATTGCAGAAGCTACGTCAGAAGAAACGATAAGAACGTTACCTTTACCTCTACGAGTTTGCTTAGCAATTACGTTAGCATCACGTTCAATTTGGAAAATCAAGCCTTTGAAACGCTCAACAGACCAACGACCGTTAGAGTCAGTATCTAAGTCAAAATAACCAGCAGTAGTAGTACCATACTGAGCACCAGCAACAGCACAAGTATAGATTGTACGGATAACTTCACGGTTAATTTCAGCTAAGATTTCTGTAGACAGAATATTAGACAATTCTGTTTCAGCATCAAGACCATGAATTGCTTTTAAGTCTTGTGCTAGTTCTAAAGAATACTCTGCCTTTAGAGCACGGGATTGAGCAGTAACAGTAACTTTGTCAATTGTGAAAGCCATTTGAGCAAAAGCAGCACCAGACTCAGAACCTAACAACTCAGCGTTAGCTGTTGGGAATGCAATACCAGAAGTAGTTGCACCAGAAGTTACGTTTTGGAATGTGTTTGCAGTATCAGTTGCTAATGTACCTTGAAAACCGTATGGGTTATTGGCAGATTTAACACCAGAGAATACTGTATTTGCTTCATTGAAGAAAGCTTCACCACCAGATTGACTTTCGTAACGAGCACGCATTGCGAAAATTAATCCTGTAGGACCTGTCATTGGTTGTACACCAGCAACGTCATAAGCGATTAAGTTAGGTAATGAACGGCGTACTAAAGAAATCAAGATTGGGTCAAAGTTTTGAACACCACCAGCTAAGTTTGTAGGACCAGTATCAGTTAAAGTTTCGTTTAACTGTTGACGGTCTTGAGCCATAGCTTGACGTTGATTTTCAAGAATTACAGTAGTAACTGCACGCTTGTACGGATCTTTAATAGGCTCTAATTCTGGATGATCCAGAACTGGTGCCCAAGTTTTTGATAATTCTTCGGTTAGATACATTTATTTCTCCTTATTAGGTATCTTGTTTTGGTAGTTTATTTATTATTTTACCAAAGTCTGTGAAATTGATTTTGCATAATAGTCGATTTCAGAATTGGAAGACTTGATAGACTTCTTTTCTTCTTCGAGTAATACTTCGTCATCTAAAGCATCAGTCGTTGCAACTTTCACATCAGCTTTGAAGTATGATTCTTTCAAAGTATCAAGTTTAGTTGTAAACTCTTCCTCAGTAGTAAAGTCTACACCCTCTGCGAGCGACTTCATTTTTTCTACTTGAGTTTGCGTCAGGCCTTCACACGCTGTGTAGATAGCCTCAATTTTTTTCTGTTCGTTTAATGCTTGTGATAGTTCAATACCACGAGCGATTTCTTCATTTAGAACGGCTTCAGTAGCTTCTAGTTGAGCTGCCAATTCTTCAACGATATCTACCTTATCTTCAGGAATATCGATGTTGTGTTCAATGAATAAATCTCTTAAACCAGTTAGGAATTCTTCTGTGATTTCAGATTTAAGACCAGATTCGATGGCAATCTCATTGTCTTTCATCCATTCTTCTACCATGTAGTTTAAGTATCCGTCTACTTTAGAAGCTAAATCTTCTTTGATTGCTTCAACAGCAACTTCAAATTCTTCCATTAACTGCTCTTCAGCTTCAGAGATAACTTCTTCAGCACGAGCGATAACAGCAGCTTCAAAAATTGTAGTTGCTTTGGTTACGAATTCTTCTGATAGATTTTCACCAGAAAGTAAAGCGTCCATATCTTCTTTCATTTTTTCCTTGCTAATCATTTTTTTGATTAATTTTTTATCTTCTTTTTCATCTTCGTGAGCTTCTTCAATGACTTCTTCTTCTTCGTCATACTCAGATTCTTCGCCGTAAGATTGAAATGTGGCACCTGGATTTGGCATCATCATTTGAGCAGCACGTTTACCGGCAATACGGTCACGAATAGCAGCGTAATCAGTTGCAACAGATTGAACTGGCTTATCACCACTTCCTTGATTACCTGGTTGCGGCGCCAATCTTTGCATTGGTTGTGAACCTACAGGAGGTGTAGCGCCTGGAGGAGTAGCAGATGGTGTACCTGCAGTATAATTTGGATTTTCATCATCACACGTTTGTGGTGAATCACCAATTTTACCTACGTCTTGCTGACCAGCTACAACGGATATAGGTAGTCTACCGCCTTCAGGTCTTTTACCAGAAGTAGTAGATGCTTGAATTGATTTTGAATCTTCGCCTAACAGAATGTTTTTAGCGGCGTCAGATAAATTAAAATTTGCCATTTTGAAAATCTCCTTGATTTATATTGGATATTTATATTTAAAGTTTTTTCATGAAGTTTTCAAAAATGTGTAGACTTACTTTTTCAATATCTTTCTTTGAAGCCTTCTTAATTTCTCTCTTGGCTTCTTCAACATATTGTTCTGTCCAAACACCATTGACTAACATCCACTCTTTACCTTCCATAATACCCTGTACAAAAGCGCCAGGTGCGGAAGGGTCTGCTACAATATCTGCCGCTGTGGCTAGATAGAAATCGGGTTGAACTACATTAACGCCATTGACGTTCTTCAATGAACCCATGCCTCTTGAAGATACACCTAATTGAGCACCACCTTCAATTAAGCTTCGTGCAATGTTTCCCATTGGTGTATCTAATATCTTTGCTTTACCTACCCAAGTATTACCATCTTCTCTTAATCCTACAATCATATGTGATACACGGTCAAGATTAATAGAAGGTGATTCTGGATGTCCTAATTCACCAAAAGCTCGGTGTTTGTTGATGTATTCTTCTGTATAACGGCTTACTTCTTTTTTCATAGTATTAAATTCATACAAACGACCATTCTT